CCCCTAATGGTGCGTTCAGTAATTTCATAATGGGCTTCTATGCCTAGGGCAAAGATTTGGTCACATAACAGTTTATGGACGGAATCTTTAATACTGGTTTGGAATTCACGGGCGCAAAGTACCCGTATTGGGTTTTCGCATCCTTTAAGCAATAGTGCCCTGGCTATATTCCATGACTTGGAACCACCACGGCCACCATAAAGAACCCTGTACCGTGCTTTGGCTGGTTCAAATAAACATTTAAGCTTTGCCGGAAACCGTGCTTTAGCTTTAGCTTCCTGAATTGTTGCCATTAGGTTCTTCAAAAGTTAATACAAAACCAGCTTTTAACTGTGTGCCATCAGGGCCTTGTATTTCCTGAATGGCTACTGCTTTGCCATCCATCCTATCAATCACTTCCTTAACTGCCCATGGTTCACCCTCAATAGCGGCATCTACTAGCTTTTCACTTACCTGGCGTAGCTTCAATTGATCGTTTTGCACCAGGACCTTACGCAACTGATCATAGAATAGCTTTCCCTTCTTGGCATTGTCATTGCCTACTGGTGCCCCTACTTTATTTGTGTCAATTGGTAAATTCATGATTTGTAAAGCTTTCTTTACTCTGCCGATTTGGTAATTGTAATATCTTCAGGGTTTACTTGCATACCTTCTACTGGCTTGTTTTTAGCTATCCATTGCTCATTAGCACTTGTAAGTAGTTTGTTATGAAGTTCTTCAACAAGTTCCATTGGTAGCTTTTTTAGGCCGGCTAAGATTAGTTGTACGTCTTTAACTTCAATGTCTGCAAAAGTGATCATTCTTATACCCTTTTTGGTTTGGTTTTTTTGGTTGCTTCACGCTTTACTGCATATGCTATTGCTACTGCCTGGTCAGGCTTTTTACCAGCCTTGATTTCAGCTTTTACGTTGGATTTGAAAGCTTCCTTGCTTTTGCTTTTTGTAAGTGGCATTGTGGTCTTTCGTGGTGTAGCCCTTTTTATTTGGGGCTGGGGTTGGGGTTTTGCAATAGGTTTAATCTTCAGCCATTCTAGTAGTCGCTTAATCATTTTTTAGCCGTTTTAGCTGATTCTTTAAACGCTTTGGCAGTTGGTGCGCCCTTACTTCCAGGGGTACGCATCTTTTCTACTGGTTTGCCTTCTGCTTTTTGACGTTCTATCCGTGCCTGTTTTTTATGAATATTGGCGTAAAGTCCGGGTTTAGTTGCCATTTGCTTGTCCTTTATCAGTTACAAAACATACATCTTGCCATGACATTATCAGATAACGTTCATTGTTAGTAAAGTATTCTTGATATTTTAGGTATTCATCGTTACCCATGTTGCCAAATCTGACGTAATCGCCAACTTTTACTGGCATGGCTTCCCGGCGGCCTTTGACCTTTTTGCCAGGGCCTACGGCTATGACCGTACCCATGTTGTCCACTTCTTTGTTATCAACAATGATAGTGGTGCTTAAAATGCGTTTATCCGGGCGAACAATTATCTTGTCAGCCAGCGGTTTTAATATAAAATCTGTATCAGCCATTGCAACTACTCCGATTGGTTGTATTGGTTAGAAAACCCCTAGTTTACCTTCACGTGCTAGGGGTTTTCGCTTATCCAGTTGTATCGTTTGCGTTCTGATTACTGTTAAACCTAAATGGGGTTCCAACATCATCAGCACTACTTTTAACCATGTTATTTGGTTTAGCCGGCACTTTTGAAGGTCTGCGGCCCAAATAATCTTCCATCTTGATTAAATCCAACAAATCCATAGATTTGCTATTTTTTGGGTTTAAATCAGCGGTGAAAGCCATGATTAATCGCAGTTTTGGTAGCACTCACGGGTATGCGTATAGCAAATACCAGCAGTACGGCCTGTGTTGAACTGGTTGTCTGCACCAGTCATATCTTCTTTGCCCATTGCTACGCCATTGACAATCTTACCGTGGCGTTCGCCGCTGGTATCGCTTGATGTTGCGCCGGCTGGTGCAGTTGCGCCAGTTGTTGAAGGTACGCCCTTCATTGAATCCATTTTGCCCATGATTAGTTCTCCTATGTGATGGGGGTATTACAAACTACATTTTCGTCTATTTTACTACCTTGTCAATACTATTCGGTTGGATCGTAGCCAAATTCATGAATTGAATCTGCATTAGTCCAAATATGCTTTGCTGGTACTGTTTTTTCAATAATGTGATAACCGTCATCAAAACGTCTGCCATGTTCTTTAGCGTAATTAATATTTGGTGTAACCCAATCCCCTGTATATATATCTTCGCCAGCAAATTCTTTAGGAACTGCCCTATAAATAGTCATTGGATAATCCGGATTACCTTTTGCCGTTTGTAATATGGCTAAAGTTTCCTTGTCCATTTTTGTAGCATCACCGCCATGCCCATAATATCTGTACCCCATAGGCCCATAAACATCATCAGGGTAAGTTCTATTTAATTCATAAGCTGGGGCAGTTGTGGCATCTTCAGTTCTATATGGGGCGGTATGGGTACCACGGTAATCAGCGGATTCCATTGTGGGCGTATTAATGCTTCTTGGGTGTTGTGTAGAAATAATTGCATCATCAGGGTTTATGTCTAAACCGTAATTTATATCGCCTTTTTGGTATGGAAAATATTGCCTTCTTTCTTCATCAGATAATTTCATACGGTTTTGCGTAAGCCTAGATTCTGCTTCGCCACCGTGCAACAAATAATCTTCATAACCCATTTTTTCAGGGTCAATTTGGCCATACCTTTTACTTAAAACGTCACGGGATTGCATTAATTGACGGTATTTATCCATGTCATCAGCTTTATAAGCCACACTACCTTGACGGTTTAAATCTTCAATTTCTGACATTAATTTTTTTTGTAGGTCAACATAGTATTTAACTTGTTCACCATAATTTGCCCCACGATTAAAGCCTTCTTCACCTTGTATTGCGTGTTGAACTTCATGCAAGATGGTAGATGCGGCTTTTTCTGCCGGCATATCAGGATTTACTCTAATAATGTAACCATCTTCTGTATGTACCAATTCACCCTTGTTTTTGCTACCTTTTTTGGTAAATTGAACTTCAGTATTCATTAATTCAGGGTAGGATTCGGCTAATTTACTATGGTAAAAAACGTCATTTAACGTTACTGGTTCAGCGGTTTTGTCTTTGCCAAGCAATACCATTCTGTCCAATACTGTTTCACCAAACGTACCGCTACCCTTCATTGTGGCAAATTGATCGCTAATTTCAGAACGCCATTGTTGGTCTAATCCACGAACCATGCCGGTTTTTTCAAATATTTGTTGGGGAGTTTCGCCTTTGGCTTCCATTTTTCCAGCATTAAAAGCCATTTCCTTGTTCCAAAGCTTGGATTCAGGCCCCACCATCATTAAACCCAATGGTTTGTTTTTGGTTAGTAATGCAACGTCTTTAACCACGCCACCAACGCCAGGGCTAATAAATGAAGCTACGTCCTCTAACGTGTTTGCACCTTCATGGGTGGGTGTCATTCTAGGCACATAATCAAGGATTTCACGGGTAGTAGGAAAAAACCGTTCTTTGCCAAATTTCTTTTCCATTACTTCAGGGGCATAGGTTCTAGCAAAATCGCTAACATCCCCTACAACGCCTGGAACGGCGGCTATCGCGCCCCGTGCTACTGATTCTGTTACGCCTGGCAATGCTTGGCGAACCCTACCAATGCCTTCGCCGGTTTCCCGTAAATGTTGTGGATTTTGTAGCCCATGCAAAATTTGATACAAAGAATCTTTAAGTGAACCCGTGGAAGGTTCATTGTAGTAGTCGTATTCTTCGTAGGCCATAACTAATTTTAAATGACTTCTATCATTACATCAACGCCGCCACCTTTTCTTATTTCGCCACGTTGAATCATTAATATGTCTATGTTGCCATCGGAAGAATAAACGTTGGCTTCTTCTAAACCGTCTAGAACCGCTTTTAAACGATTATCTAAATCTGTGACTACCTTTGACCTTGGGTATAACCACATAGTCACTTCAAGCCGTTTATCGCCAAATTTTGGTATTTTTTGTTCATGCACACAAGCCCATACTGCTTTTTTGTATTCCCGGCCAGCATTGCTTAAAACCGTGTTACCACGAAAATGCCGCCAATACATATTCATGCTTGGTGGGTAAGGAAGTTTAATTATTGTCATTTAACAGTTCTTTTGTTTTTTCTAACAAATCTTCTTCAGAAAAACCCCAATATTTTGTAAATCCTTTATGCCCAAGGCCGTGAATACTGGTACGTGAATCCAATCTATGGTGCCATGCACAAAGTGGAATTGCTTCACTATTGGCTCGTTTTTGACCGTAGCGGCGCACGTGGTGAATTTCCGTTGGTGAATCATCTATTTCCTTTATATCCATTTGTCGGCACAAAATACATCCAAGCCGTGCTAGTTTTCCGTAATGCTCAATTTCTTTTTTAGTCATCTAACCAATGTCCGGTTGGGGTAGGTTCAGTTGTAATTTGAACATTATCCGCAATCAGATCAGTTTGTGGAACAAAATAAGCAAATCTATTGGTTCCTTGGGGATCACTCCAATACTTTTGTTGTTTTGCTTGACGGCCGTACATATAACCATGAATCAAATATTTACCCATTAATCCTGTTACCAGGTAAAAGCGGCGGTTATCATCGTCAGTAGGATGTACGATTAATTTGCCGTGGGAATGGTGGGTTTGCCTTACGTCATGGGGGCCTACGTCAGTTGCGCCGGGGGTTCCTTTTGACCAAAATATGCCAAGGTGCTTTGCTAGGGCACATTCGCCCATAGCCCCTTCTATGCTCAATTGCCAGGCATCAGTATCTTTAGCCCCGTAACGGTGTTTAGAACCGTTCTGAATACATTGCACGGTGCGTTGGCA